CCCCCGTGAAGCGGAAGCCGCCGAAGCCGCGCGAGCGGATGCTGACGGTCGCCCAGGAGCGGATCGTCCGGCGGGCGATCGCCAACGGGGCCACGCGGGCCGAGGCCGCCCAGGCGGCCGGCGTGCCCGAGAAGCGGGTCTACCGTGCCCTCCACGCCGAGCTCGCCGATCTGCCCCCGGGCCAGCGTGGCCCTCGGCCTGGCGTCGAGTACCCGCCGCAGCCCGAGTTCGTCGACATCCCGCTCGAGGAGATCTACCGACGCGCCGCCGAGCTGCGGGCCGAGCGATGGAGCGAGGACGAGGCCGCGGGCCGGTGGAACCCGAGATTCGTCCCGCAGTCGGACTCGTAGGCTTGTGCCATGGCTACCGTATCCGCCACGCCCGGCAACCTGAACGTCGTCGTGAAACGCGGCGAGGCCGTGTCGCAGCTCCTGGACTTCTCGATCGCCCTCACCGGCTACACGTTCTCGGCCGAGATCGTGTCGGCCGTGACGTTCGCGACCGTCCAGGCCCTGGCCGTGACGGCGGTCAACCTGGCGACCGGGCAGGTGAACGTGGGGATCTCGGCCGCGAACGCGGCGAACGTGCCGGCCGGAACGTACCTCTGGCGGCTCGTCTGGACGCCGCCGGCCGGTGACGCCCGGACCGCCCTCGAGGGGATCTGGGAGGTCACGCGCTGATGGGCATCGACGTTACCGTGACCGACCAGAACGTCCAGGTCTCGACGAGCGGCCAGACCGTGAACGCGAGCGTGTCGGGCGGCGTCGGGCCCGCGGGCCCCGCCGGGGCCGCAGGGCCGGCAGGCCCGACCGGTCCGCAGGGGCCAGCCGGGGCGGCCGGGGCCACCGGCCCGACCGGGCCCACCGGGCCAGCCGGCACGACGACCTGGGCCGGCATCACGGACAAGCCGGCGACGTTCGCGCCGTCCGATCACGCCCACGGCAGCATCACGAACGACGGACTGATCGCCGGGAACACCGTTTCCGGGCGCTTCGTCACCACGAGCGACGGAGGGGAGCTCGTCACGACCAGCGCCTCTACGGGCCGGACGCTGCTCGGTCTCGGCGGCGCGGCGGTCCTGAACGTCGGCACCGCGGCCGGCACCGTGGCGGCCGGCGACGACGCGCGGCTCTCCGACGCGAGAACGCCGACGGCCCACACCCACACCAACCTCGGCACGGAGGATGCAAAGCAAGACTTCTACATCAACCTCGCCAACGGCCTGCCAAACATCGAAAACGGCGTGCCGACTGAGGTAAATCATCGCGCCGTGGCGTGGATTCAGAATAGAAGCCACTTCGGCGCGGGTCGGTTCAATCATTACGGCGAGTTCCCGGCACACGCCGGGCAATATAGCGCGACTTTCGGATGGGCCTGTCACGTCATCGACAACACAACTTCATCGGACGGCAATCAAGCGAAGGGCAGTTTCGCCGCCGGTTACGGCAACACTGTCGGCGCGTCGATGTCGTCGGCGCTCGGCCAATACAACCTCGTCCGAAACGTAGGGCACGCGATTGGCGCATACAACCAGGTCGGCGGATCGGGCGAACAGATTGTGGCGCACAACTGGACAAGCCCGACCGCAAGCCACTCTGTCGAGATCAGCGGAAACAGGTCATCGACGTATCCCGTAGGCACTGTGGTTGCGGTCCTTTTGGCGAGCGCCTCGAATGTGGACTCTTGGCAGCCAAACAAGGTTTCGGCGGTCTCCTACAACGCCGGAACGAACAGGACCGTCATTACGCTTGTCGCGCCGGCCGAGTTTCAAGCGGCCACGACTGATTTTCTGGAGCAGGCGAGCGGGCTCGGACAATCCAACGTCCTTACTCGCTCTCTGATCTGCACGCTAAACGGCGGCGGCGAGGGGATCGCGATCGGATGGCGAAACATCATCCCGACATCCCGCGGGTTCGCAATCGGTACCGATCACAACCTGGTGGGCCAACACGGATTCGCGCTCGGTCGCCAGGTCGTGACGAAGAACGCCTACCAGGGCGGCTTTGGAACCGGCTACCTGATGAACGGCTCGACGCGGCATATCGCGCAAATGAATATGTGGTGCCTGAAGCGGCGCACCACCGACGCCACGCCGGCGGTGATGACGATCGACGGACTGTCCACGGTGGCCTCGACCAACTCCATCATTTTAGAGGAGCGGTCGGTATATCGGATGCGATTTGAAATCGCCGGACGTGGGACTGGGGACATAGCCTACGGCGAAACAATCACGGCAACCGTCAAGCGAGACGGGTCTTCAAACCTGACGATTGTCGGGCAGGCGAGCTCTAACAAGCACACCGACAGCGGCCTTTCGACTGCATCTGCCACCCTAAAAGCAAACGGGACGCTCGACTCCGTAGAGCTGGAAGTGACCGGCGTCGCTGGGACCACGATCATCTGGCACGCATACGTTGAGGCGTCGCAAATCTCAAACGACTACACGGCAAACTCTTTGTGATGCCTGCCAAAAACAGGGAGGCGGCGACGCTCTGATGCCTGCCCGCGTCGAGCGATGGTCGCCGCCGCGAATGAAGCGGACCACCGTCACCAAGGAGACCGCCCACTACCGGACCGCCGACTGGCGGGCCCGACGCCTGCGGATCCTGCGGCGCGACGCGTTCGTCTGTCGTGCCTGTTCACGCGTGGCCTATGCCAAGGCCGCCCACGTCGACCACGTCGTTCCCCTCGAGGAGGGCGGGACGGACGACGACGCGAACCTTCAGGTCCTGTGCCACGCGTGCCACGGGAAGAAGACACGCGAGGAGCAGCGGCGGCGGGGGCGACTGTGATACACGTCGTGACGGGCCACGTCTGTTCGGGAAAGTCCACCTTCGTTCGCGAGAGGTCGAAGCCTGGCGACGTGATCATCGACCTCGACCGGATCGCCCTGGCCCTGACGACCGAGGACACGCCGCACCACGACTACCCGCAGCACATCGCGGGCGTGGCGATCGCGGCACGATACGCCGCGATGGACGAGGCGATCCGCAGGAGCCGGGCCGAAGGGGGCTTCGACGTGTGGTTGATCCAGGCCTACCCCGACTCTCGCGACTGGGCGATCTACCGACGCATTGGGGCCGTGACGTACCACATGGAGGCCGATGCACGGACACTACGGGAACGGGCCGCAGCGGGCCGACCAGAGCGTGTGCGGAGGCTGCTGGAACAGCGGCTCGCGGAGGGGGTGGGGTCGGCCGCCGGCCTGCCATTTTGTCCATGACCCCGCGTGCCCTAGGCGCGTATTTCCGGACGTTTTTGATAGGGGGGCTACGTTGACCCGTACCGCCACTCCCATACCGTAGGCCCCGGAGGCCCACCATGCAGATCCGCGACCGCGTCCGCGAACTACGCCGCGTCCGGGCCGGCGACCTGACGCCGAACCCGAAGAACTGGCGAACCCACCCCAAGGCCCAGGCCGACGCCCTCCGCGGGATCCTGGCCGAGGTCGGCTATGCCGACGCCCTGCTCGCCCGCGAGCTGCCCGACGGGTCGCTGATCCTGGTCGACGGGCACCTCCGGGCCGAGACCACGCCCGACCAGGAGGTCCCGGTCCTGGTCCTCGACATCGACGAGGCCGAGGCCGACAAACTGCTCCTGTCGCTGGATCCGCTCGCGGCCCTGGCCCAGACGAACGTCGTCGCCCTCGACGCCCTGCTCCGCGAAGTCGACACCGGGAGCGAAGGGCTCCAGCAGATGTACGCGGATCTCGCTGCTAGTGCGAAACTTTACGTAGACCCCAAGGAGCCAAAACAGCGCGAGGACGCCGAAGACTCTGGCGAGATTGTTTGCCCGAGGTGCGGACACGCATGGAATAGGATAAAGGCGACCAATGAAAATACGTGATCGAATAGTGGGCCTGGAGCGAGTGAAGGCGAGCGCGCTGGTATGCAACAGAAAGAACTGGCGACAGCATCCGCCAGAGCAAAAGGCCGCGCTCCTGGAAATGCTGAACCTAGTTGGGTGCGCCGATGGACTGATAGCCAGGCGGCTTCCGTGCGGGGGCCTAGAGTTGATAGACGGGCACCTTCGCGCCAGCGTCCTTGGAGACCAAGAGGTTCCGGTTTTAGTTCTTGACGTGGACGAGCAGGAGGCGGCAAAGCTGCTCCTGACGATAGACCCGCTCTCGGCAATGGCGGACTCTGACCCGGCAGCGCTTGCGGCGCTCATAGAAAAAGCTGATGAGGCATCGACGGCGCTGGCTTCCATGTACGAGCAGATGGCAGAAAAGGCCGGGCTCAATGCGCTGGCCGATGCGGCAAGCAAGCAGGCCGAGGAGCTGGATGTGGACGGGTACGAAATGTCCTGCCAATGCCCAGAGTGCGGATTTGAGTTTGAACCGTAGAAAACCTGAATGTGCGTGGACTCTGGACAGCCTGGATGCCATTCCGAGGAATGGAGTCCGGGTGATGTCGACGTTTGCCTGTGGTGGAGGGTCGTCGCTGGGCTACAAGTTGGCTGGCTGCGAGGTTGTGGCGGCAAACGACATCGACCCGGAAATGGCGTGGCACTACCAGACAAACATCCGCCCGAGGCATTATTTCCTCTGCCCGATCAGAGACCTAATCACTGCCCAGGTGCCGGAAGAACTCAAAAGCCTGGACATACTGGACGGTTCGCCGCCGTGCTCAACGTTCAGCATTGCAGGCAGTCGAGAGAAATCATGGGGAAAGAAAAAGCATTTCCGAGAAGGCCAGGCGGAGCAGGTTTTGTCTGACCTGTTCTTTGACTTCCTGGACGTTGCGGAGCGTCTAATGCCGAAGGTTGTAGTAGCAGAGAACGTCCGCGGCATGGTTGTCGGCAATGCCAAGGGATACGCGAAGCTTGTGTGTAATAGGTTGCGAAAGATTGGCTACAGGCCACAGGTCTTTCTAATAAATGCTGTTTCCTGTGGGGTTCCACAAAAACGCGAGCGGGTCTTTTTCTGTGCAGTGCGAGGCGACGTAAAGGCGTTACCGCTTACCCTGACACCGACCCATAGGGTAATCACCGCGGGCGAGGCGACGGCGGACGTGCAGGATCTGACTCCAGAAGAGGAGAGAGAGAACAGGCCGAGAGGCTCCGACTTGAAATGGTGGCACAGGACTATGCGAGGCCATTCATACAAAGAGGCGGTAGAAAGAGCGGAGGGGAGGTGTTCTTTATTCCAGCACGTAAGGCTGAACGGAAACGATGCAGCTCCGACCCTTTCGGCCAATCACACTCTATTCACGCATTGGGATAGCTGCCGGACGCTGACATTCCGGGAGTGGAAGCGTCTGGGATCCTTTCCGGATGACTATGTGGCGAAAAGCGAGAAGATAGGAAAATACATGGTGGGAATGAGCGTCCCTCCACGCATGACAAAAGTTGTGGCGGATGCTGTGATCTCTCAATGGCTGAAAGGAGGCGAGCGTGGGAAAACGCGGACCGCGTAAACAGCCGACGAAGCTCCGCCTTCTCCGCGGCGACCCGTCGAAGGAAGGCAAACACGCCGACGAGCCGGTCCCGCCGGCCGGGGCCGTCGTCGCCCCGGCGTGGGTGACCGGCAAGGCCCGCGAGAAGTGGGACGAGGTCGTTCCGCAGCTCGAAGCGATGGGCCTGATCACGCCGGCCGATGTCGAAGCGATCGGCCGCTACTGTGCCATGTACGAGCAGTGGGTCCGCTACCTCGACCAGATCCGTCGCGGGCTCGACGTGCTCGTGATCCGCGACAAGGACGGGAAGGTGAAATACATGCAATCGACGCCGGCCGCGACGATGTTCGTCAAGCTGGCCCAGTCGATGCTCCGGATCGAGCAGGAGTACGGCCTGACACCGTCGGCCCGGGCCGGCATGGAGGTATCGCGTGGCGAAGTCCGAGACACGCTCCAGGCGTTCATCGAAGGCCGAGCCTAAACAGCCGACGCCGCGGAAGCCTCGCGGCCCGGCATGGAAGCGGCGGCCCGAGTACGTCCCCGGCTACACGTTCGAGCAGGAGCGGGCCGACCGCGTCGTTCGGTTCGTGCAGCAGTTCGTGACGATGACGACCGGCCGGAAGTTTGCCGGGAAGCCGATGAAGCTGATGCCGTGGCAGATTCACGACATCATCGAGCCGATCTACGGATGGGTCGACGCCGAGGGGCTGAGACGCTACCGCCGGGCCGCGATCTTCGTCAGTAAGAAGAACGGCAAGTCGTCGCTGATGGCGGCCCTGGTCCTGTATCACCTGCTCGCGGACGGCGAGCCGGGGGCCGCGGTCTACGGGGCGGCCGTGGACCGAATCCAGGCCGGGCTGATCTACCGCTCGGTCGCCGCGAGCGTCCGGGCGAACCCGGAACTCGCCCGAGCCCTCGAGGTGATCGACTCCCGCTCGACGATCGTCCACCGGCCGACGGCGTCCCGGTACACCTGCCTCGCCGCCGACTCGTGGAGGGCGGAAGGCATCGACGCGTCGTCCGTGGTGATCGACGAGCTGCACGCCCACCGGAAGCCGGATCTGGTCCAGGCCCTGACCTACGCGGGAGCGGCGCGAGCCCAGCCGCTCGTCGTGGCGATCTCAACGGCCGGCGAGTCGCGGAACGGCATCGGCTACCAGTGGTATCAGGATGCCCGCCTGGTGCAGTCGAGCCCCGAGGCCAACCCGACATTCTTCGGGAAGATCTACGAGGCCCAGGAGGACGACCCCCGCGGGCTCGACTCGCCCGAGGTCTGGCGAGAGGCGAACCCGTCGCTCGGGACCACGATCTCCGAGACGGACTTCGCGAACGACTACGCCGACAGCCTGACGAGCCCGATCAAAAGAACGTCGTTCCTCCGCTACCGGCTCGGGATCTGGGCCCAGGCCGACTCGCGATTCTTCCACGGCGACGACTGGGCGAAGTGCGGCTCGGCCCCGCTCGCCCCGCTCGAGGGCCGGCCGTGCTGGGTCGGCGTCGACCTGGCGTCGAACCTCGACATGACCGCGGCCGCGTTCGTCTTCAAGGAATCGGACGGCTCCTATTCGGTGGTCTGGAAGTACTGGGTCCCGTCCGAGACCGTGGCCGACCGCGTCCGCGAGGGCATCCCCTACGACGCGTGGATCCGGGACGGATGGGTGACCGTGACCGACGGCCACCGGCTCGATCACGAGGCCGTGGCCCGGGACATCATCGCGTTCGGCGAGGCCCACGAGATCAAGGCCGTGGGGTGCGACCCGTGGCAGGCCGGGGCCCTGGAGACGCTTCTCCAGCGCGAGGGCATCACGACGAAGGACATCCCGCAGCGGACGGCCTACCTCAACTCGTCTTGCAAGCTCCTCGAGGCCCTGGTCGTCGAGGGCCGGCTTCGCACGGGCGGGAACCCGGTCGCGACGTGGAACGCGAACCATGTCTGCGTCTACACGGATCCCACGGGGATGATCAAACCCGACAAGGCGAAGTCGAACGAGAAGATCGACGGCATCGCGGCGCTCGTGAACGCGCTCGCTCTCGCGTCGACCGACGAGGACACGGGAGCGGCCCCCGACCTCGACGATTGGAAGATCCGACTCTTGTAGCCGAGATTCTGCCCGGGCCCGCCGGGGGAAACTGGCGGACATGCCCAGCCCCAGAAAACGCCCGGCCACCCCCGGAGGCCGCGGCAGCCGCCGCCGGACCCCGGCGAAGGCCGCCGCGGCCCCGCGCGTGATCTCGATCCGACGGACCACGCTCCCGGTGCCGGGGACGTGGGGCGACATCCTGCCTTCGGTCGTGGGCCCCGAGACCGCGGTCCGCGTGTCGGCGATCTTCGGGGTCGTCCGGTGGATCGCCCAGGCCGTCGGCATTTGCCCGATGCAGATCATGCAGGAGCGGCCGGACGGCCGCCGCGAGAAGGCCGACCTCCCCTGCGCCTACACGCTGCGGAAGCGGCCCAATAACTGGCAGTCGGCGTGGGACTTCTATGTCTTGCAGGCCTACTGGACCGCCCTCCACGGCAACGGCTACGCCCGCGTGGTCTCGGGCGATCGCGGCTGGATGACCCAACTGATCCCGCTCCACCCGTCCCGGGTGAAGGTCGAGCAGTCGGCCGTCGACTACTCGCTGACCTACAAGTTCTGGACGGAGAAGGGCCAGTGGGAGCCGATCCCGGGCCCCGTGCTCCATTGGCGATGGATCTCGGATAACGGCATCGTCGGACACGCCCCGGCCGAGATGAACGCGACGAGTATCAACCTCGCGCGGCAGCTCGACACCGCGGCCACCGCGTTCTGGTCCAACTCCGCGCGGCCCGACATGGTCCTCGAGACGGACGAGAAGGTCCCCGACGCGGCGGTCGACGCCCTGCGCGACATGCTGCACCAGGCCTACGGCGGGGCCGAGAACCGCGGGAAGGCCGCGGTCCTGCCCAAGAAGACACGGCTCAAGCCGATCGAGTCGAACAGCATGGAGGCGTCGCAGTTCCAAGAGCTGCGGGACGCGATCCTCCCCGATGTCTGCCGTCACTGGGGCGTGCCCTCCACGCTCCTGGGTGACGCGAAGATGAACAAATACTCGACCGTGGAGCAGGAGCACCTGTCCGCTCAGGTCTGGTGCCTGCTCCCGTGGGCCCGCCGCATGGAGTCGCCGGTCGATATGGCGCTCCAGCCGGTCTACGGGGAAAACGTCTACGCGAAGCTCGACACCCGCGGCATCCTGCGGGCCGACACCGCGGGCCGGGCGGCCCTGTATCAGTCGCTCTGGAACATGGGGGCGATCACGCCCAACGAGATCCGCGACCGCGAGGACTTCGACCTCCTCGACACGCCGGCGGCGAATCAGACGTTCGTGCAGCTCGGGTTCTCGACGCTCGACGCCGCGGCCGCCCAGGCCGGGGCGGCCGGGGGCGAGCCGCCCGCCGCCGTCACCGAGCCGGCCGGCGACACGCCGGACGACGAGGCCGACGAGACCGGCGAGACGACCGACGACTCCCCGGGCGACGACGTGACCGAGGCCGGCGGCTTCCGCCTCGGGCAGCGCGTGTACTGGGCCGGCGGCGAAGGCGTGATCGAGCACCTGATGACCGACGGCGTCCTCGGCGTCGAGGGCTCGCCCTACGCGATCACCGCCA